AAGAGTTGCAGAAAGCTAATTGAATCAATGGAACTTCAGTCATACACAGAAAAAGGAGAACCAGACAAAGAATCAGGCTATGATCACATGGCTGATGCTCTAGGTTATCTTGTATGGAGAGAGTTCAATCCATTATTTGCTAGGTCGGGCAAAGCTACAGGGATTAGAATATATTAAGAACATGATAGTATTGAGGCAAAACTGTGTATAGCTCACTAAATATTTACAATCAGCCCATAACACAAGCTGCTACCACAGTTGCCAGCCCTAATGCGGCCTACCAGAGAATGAGTCAGTTCTGGGATTTGATAACAGATTTGAAGGAAGGCACATACAAGATCAGGAGTGAACATAGAAAGTATTTGCCACAGGAAGCAAGAGAAACAGATGACAGCTATGACGTAAGGCTTAGTAGATCAACAGTAGTGCCATATTTGCAGCGTATTGAAAAAATGCTTTCAGGCATGTTGGTAAGAAAGCCAGTAAGACTAGATGATGTATCAGACCTAGTAAGAGAGCAACTATTCGATGTAGATTTAGAGGGTAACGATTTAAACGTGTGGCTGTATAACACAGCCCGATTAGCTATTAGTTTTGGTCATGTCGGGGTGCTTGTTGATGCACCAAAAGAAGGGGAGAAGGCAAGGCCATACTGGGTGACATATACACCAAAAGATATTCTAGGATTTAGGTCTGAGATCATAGATGGTGTAAGGCAACTCACACAATTGCGTCTATTGGAACAGGTTGTTGAGCCAGATGGCAAGTATGGTGACAAGGTTATTAAACAAATCAGAGTGCTTGAACGTGGTAGGTATGAAATTCACAGGAAAGATTCCCAAAAAAGTGAATACAAGTTATTTGAACAGGGTGAAATGAGTATCAAAGACAAAATTCCTTTTGCCATTGCTTATTCCAATAGAGTTGGTTACTACGAAAGCCGCAGCCCTCTATATGACATTGCTGAACTAAACCTAAAGCATTATCAGATCCAAAGTGATCTTTTCAACATTTTGCACATAAGTGCAGTCCCGAACTTAGTAGTTTATGGTTATCCAAATGCAGATGAGATAACAACAGGCCCTAATGAAGCACTATCATTGCCACCAGAATCCAGAATGGAGTATGTATCCCCAGCAGCCGATAGCTATGATGCACAATTCAAACTTCTTAGTGAACTAAAAGAACAGATCAACACATTGTCACTAGCCGCAGTACTTGGGCAGAAGTTAGTAGGAGAGTCAGCAGAGGCCAAAAGGATAGATAGATCGCAAAATGACAGCACAATGATGGTTATTGCACAGCAGATGCAAGACTTGATTGATAACTGCCTTAAGTTTCATAGCGAATATCTCAATGAACCTAATGCTGGCAGTAGCTTTGTGAACAGAGACTTTGTATCTACCAGACTAGAACCACAGGAGATACAGTCATTACTTGCACTGTTTACCTCTGGAACTATCAGTCAGGAAACATTATTAAATCAACTATCTGCTGGAGAGATACTTGGTGATGACTTTGATGTTGAAGATGAGATTGAAACAACACAGAACGGAGGTCTGACTGAAAGAGAAGAGCCACCAACCCCAGCGGAGGAGCCAGCGGACACAGAGGACGAATGATAAATGTCCACTCCAGAGGTATTTTTTAGGGAAACTATTGATTTAAATAGATATAGTAATTCTGTTGCAAAGAAATATGCTGTTACTTACAACGAAATAATAGTAAATGCAGCTAAACAACTTAAGCAGATTGATCTTAGACAACAAGCGGCAGATGCTGGTGTAGTAATCGCACCTCAAACAAGGAAAAGACTTAGAGCAATCATCAAACAATCAAAGGATAGTCTTGCAACATGGTCAACTAAGTCTGCTATTGATTTTAAAAAAGAACTTCAAGGAGTGACGATATTACAAAAAGATTTTATTGAAAACGAATTAAAAAAGGTTACAGCATCTGGTGATGTGCCTATTAACAGCGTTGCAATAAGTCCTAAATATGCAGAGTCGGTTATTATGACTGACCCATCAAAAGTAAATATTTTTACAAGCAAAGCATTTACAGAAGATAACTTTGTTAACTTTGGTTCTGGAAAATTTAGTCTTACTGCTACACAAGGGGCTGCAATAAGGCTGCCAAATGGCACAACAGTAAGCAAAGCATTTAGAGGTTTAGCAGAGTCTTCGGCAGAAAGATTAGATTTGGCGGTCAGATCAGGAGTGTTTGCTGGTGAGTCACTAGATCAGATTACTAGGAGACTTGTTGGTAGGCTTGAGTTTGCAGACTTTGGACCTTTATCTGTCAAGCAGTTGGCTCTTGCTGGAGGAGAACTTACCAAAGTAGCTAATAATCAAATCTCAACTATTGTCAGAACATCTGTTAATCAGGTTACAAATCAGGCATCACAGGCTGTATATGCGGCTAATAAAAAGGTTGCACCAAAATATGAATATGTTGCAACGCTAGACTCTAGAACAAGCCCGATATGTCAGAGGTTAGATGGTCAGATATTTGATTACAACAAAGGCCCTACACCACCTCAACACTTTAATTGTCGATCAACTACTGTCCCTGTTGTTGACTTTGATGGTCTGCAAAAGAAATATCCAAACCTTGAAAAGCCGCCAGCGACTAAGCTTGATACAAGGCCAAGCATTACAGGTAGAGTTCCACAGGGGCAGGCTTATGGTGATTGGTTATTAAATCAAGATCGAGAACTACAGATAAAAACTCTTGGTAGTGAACAGAAAGTAAAGTTTTTTAAAACATTAGCGAACAAAAAAGGTAGCTCTGGTCAAAAGGCATTAAGGCAGATAATTAGAATCGATGGAACTGAAAAGACAATAGACCAAATCAAAAAAGAATATAAACTATAGATATGCCATTGAAAAAAGGAAAATCTGAATCTGTGATCTCAAGCAACATCCGTTTGCTAATGAGAGAAGGTAAGACATTGAAACAGGCACAGGCCATTGCATTATCTACAGCAGGCAAAAAGAAAACAGCTAAGAAACGCAAAAGGAAGTAATATATAAACAGTTACTTTTATTGTTATGCCATCACACTATGGATCAATGAAGCCAAAAGGTAAAAAGAAAAAAAAGAAGGGAGGTAAAAAATAATGGGATATACATTTAAAGTTCAGACTTATGATGAGTCAAAGCCAAAGGCTGAGGCTAAACCTAAAACAACAAAAAAATCTAAAAAGGTAAAAGGTGACTAGAAAGTTCAGGCGAGTTCCAAAGGACAAAAAGACAGGTATTCCCAAAAAATACTTGTCTGGTTCTAAAAGCAAGTCTGCGAAAGCGGCTGAGATAAAGCGAACTGCCGAAGCATATAGAAAAGGAGAGTATATTGATATAAAAGCAGTATCTAAATCACGCACCAAACAAAATGTCACAGGCAAAAAGAAGAAAACCACTAAGCGAAAGCGTTAAGAATAGTCTTAAGAAAAAAGCTGATGGCACAAAGTTTTTTTATGGAGAGCTTGCGGCTGTTTATAGAAAAGGGCAGGGAGCTTATTTGTCTAGTGGTTCAAGAAATGTTCCTATGGCAGCGTGGGCTATGGGTAGAGTAAACAGTTACATGAGAGGTGATAAAGCAAGAACAGCAGATGCAGCAATTTATTCGAGGTACAACAAGAAAAGATGAAGCTAACTACAAGACAGAAGAACACACTTGCAAAACATCAAAAGGCTCATGGTCACACAAAGGCTCATATGGAATATATGAAACGCAAGATGAGAGAAGGAGTTTCATTTTCTCAAGCTCATAATATGGCAATGAAGAGGAAGGGTAAATGAATAAAATTTTTTATGGTGACTCTAGGACAGTATTAAAGAATGTTAATTTTAAAGCTAGAACCTGTGTGACTTCACCACCTTATTTTGGAGTAAGAAACTATGGTGACAAACCTAATCAAATAGGAATTGAAAAAACTGTTGATGAATATATAGATAATCTTGTTGAAGTTTTTGGCTTAGTCAAAGATTGTCTTACAGATGATGGAACTTTATGGGTCAATATTGGTGATAATTATGAAAAGAAGAATTTGCTTGGAATACCTTTTCAGTTAGCTTTTGCTTTAAAAAAAGATGGCTGGTATCTAAGACAAGACATAATTTGGCATAAACCAAATCCAATGCCCGAAAGTGTTACTGACAGATGTACTAAATCTCACGAATATATTTTCTTGTTGAGTAAGTCTAAAGATTATTATTTTAATTCTGATGCAATAAAAGAAAAAGCTGTAGGAGAAAGATGGGGCAAGAATAAACCAATGGATATAAATAACTCAAAAGATAAAACGAATCAATTTAATGGGTTGTCAAGAGCAAGACAGATGCTTTTTGAAACAAGAAACAAGCGTTCTGTTTGGACTGTGAAAACAAAACCATATAAAGAATCACATTTTGCAGTTTTTCCTAAAGAATTAATTACACCTTGTATATTATCAGGCTCAGAACATGGAGATATTGTTCTTGATCCTTTTATTGGTTCTGGAACTACAGCAGAAACAGCAAAAAATTTAGGAAGAAAATATATTGGTGTAGAACTTAATGAAGAATATAAAAATATTGTTGATAAAAGAAGCGATTTATTTCAATACGATTTAGACCTAAAATATGGATAAAAAATTATGAGCAAAGATCCTAGATTAGAAAGATTTGGATTAGCTGGTTTTAATAAACCAAAGAGAACCCCATCACATCCAACAAAGTCTCACGTTGTTCTTGCCAAAGAAGGCGATAAGGTTAAGCTCATCAGGTTTGGTATGCAGGGAGCAAAGAATAAACCGCCAAGAAAAGGAGAATCAGACGCAGATAAGGCAAAACGCAAGAGTTTTAAGGCTAGACACGCTAAAAATATTGCAAAAGGCAAAATGTCAGCAGCTTTTTGGGCAGACAGGACAAAGTGGAGCTAGTATTGTGAATAATTGTAAATTTTTTATTTATGGCAGACGAAGTAATCAAGCCTGATAACACAGCAGAAATGGCTGCACTAAAGGCTGAAGTTGAAAGACTAAGAAAATCTAATAGTGAAATATTAGATGATTACAAGAAAGCAAAGGAGGCAGCAAAAGCTGTACCACCAGATGTTGATGTAGATGCTTTGATTGCTTTTAAACAGCAAAAAGAAAAAGAAGAATTAGAAGCAAAGGGCAGATATGATGAGGCTATAGCAAAACAGGCTCAACAATATCGGGATGCTGAAGAAGCTAAGAACAAGAGAATCCAAGAGTTAGAAGCTAGGCAGAGACAGCTTGAAGTAGAAGCTCCAGCAGTAACAGCACTTGCTGATGTTGTACATGACCCTCAATATGTATTGAGCCGCATAAGCAAAGATCAGCTTGCAAGAGAAGCAGATGGAACAGTTGTTGTAGTTGATGGATATAACAGGACACCAGTTAAAGACTGGGCAATGTCAAAAATGCCTTCATGGGTACAGAAAAACCCAAGACCACAGGGCGGTGGAGCAACGACAACTAAAGTTCAAACTGAATTTGTAGCTGCTGGTGAAAACAATCCATTTGCAAAAGATTCATTTAATCTTACTGAGCAAGCAAGGTTATATAGAACAGACATAAATAAATATAATATGCTCAAAAACGCAGTTAGCGGTTAGTATAGAACTAACGTGGTTGTGCTACGTCAGGGGTTGTGCCTCGAATTGAACATATCTTAAAATTTAAATGGCTACTTTAAGAAGCGATTTGATTATACCAGAGGTGTTCACGCCATATCTCTCAGAGGCATCTACACTTTCAGATTCCTTCTTACAGAGTGGCGTAGTACAGCCTTTGCCAGAATTAAATCTATCCGCAGAGAGAGGCGGTGACTTTGTTAAGATTCCAAACTATGTTGCGAACTTAACAGGTGATTTTGAAGTATTAACAGACAGCACTTCATTAACACCAGCAAAAATTACAGCAAATTCCCAAGTGGCACCTGTGCTACACAGGGGGAGAGCTTTCAGTTCTAGGGATTTGGCTAGTCTTGCAGTTGGTGGTGGGTTAGACCCAATGGCTGCTATTGCACAAAAGATGGCAATTTATGTAAATAACCAAAAGCAAAAGGATTTATATTCTTGTTTGCAGGGTGCGTTTGGTTCATTAAATACTAATGATTCAAACAGTGCTTTATTTACACATTGTATAGATTCTGAGTCAGGCGATACTCGAACAACACTAAGTCCAAGACACGTTGCAAAAGCACAGTCTATTCTTGGTGATGCTGGAAGCAAGCTAACAACAATCGCAATGCACAGCAAATCTTTCTACGATTTGGTGGAAAGAAATGCGATTGATCGCATATATGACAACACTGGTGCACCTGATACTAATGCAACTGGTGGTAGCACAACAAGAGCATTTGATGGCCCAACTGCTGTCAACAGCTTTATGGGGCTACGAGTAATTGTGTCAGATGATATTCCTACAACAGGTTCTGGATCCTCTACGGAATATGCATGTTTCTTATTCGGAAACGGTGCCGTATTTACGGGCGAGCAGGCTCCTATCAGAACACAAACTGATAGAGACATTCTTGCTCTTGAGGAAGCAATGGCTGTTGATCTTCACTACATCTATCACATTGGTGGATTGAAATATGCTGTATCAACAGTAAATCCAAACAGAACTGTATTGGAAACTGTTGCTTCATGGTCGAAAGTTTTTGACACAAAGAATATCCCTATCGTAAGGGCTACTGTTGTTTCTAATCAGGATTAATCATGCCATCATTATTTGAAGTAACTGCTGGGTCTTTAGTAGGCCCAACAACAGGTGGCACTGTAACTCAGGCCACTAACAAATCAACAGGTGTAACTCTAAATACAGAGTCTGGACAAATCACAATGAACAATGCACAGCTTGACGCTGGCACAGAAGTATCTTTCACAGTAACTAACAGCAAGATTGCAGCAACAGATGTTGTTGTAGCTTGTCATGGTTCTGCTGGAACTGCTGGTTCATATTTGGTAAATGCAAATGCTATAGCTTCTGGATCTTTTGCGGTCACAGTTTCTAATGTATCTGCTGGAAACCTTAGTGAAGCTATTGTTATTAACTTTGTTGCTCTCAAGGGTGCATCAAGCTAATGGCAATGTACGCATTTAGGCGTATGAGAGAACAAAATGAGGCTGCTCAAAAGGCAGCTTCACTTGTTCAAACTCAAGCAAAGCCAAAACCAAAATCTAAGCCTAAAAAGGTAAAACTCAATGGCGATAACTCTTGATGCTACTGTTGGCGGTGCAAACGCAAACACTTATATAACTCTTGCTGATGCAAACTCTTTTATTGAAGGGCTAGTTCTTAGTGATGACACCGCAGCTTGGGACGGCTCAAGCACTGATAACAAAAACAGAGCTTTGTTTACAGCAGCCCAAAGAATCGATAGAGAAAAATTTTTGGGTAGTCGTGTAGCTGATACACAAGCTTTAGAGTGGCCTAGATCAGGAGTTAGGAAACCTGACACATACACCAACTTGTATGGTTTAAGCTTTCCAAATAGATTAGTTGCTGATTATTACCTTGATACTGAAATTCCAGACAGGGTAAAACACGCACAAGTCATTTTGGCTGTTTATCTTAATAACAATAGGAACGGGTTAGAACTAAGTGGCTTAGAAGACTTTGCCGCTGTAAGTATTGGTAATATAAACGTAACCCCTAGATTTTATGGGGCAGTTGGTATTGATCGAATCCCACCTATAGTTGATCATTACCTGATGGGTATTAGAATAGGTGGAAGAGCAAACTTACAAATCAAGAGGTCATGAAAATGGGTTACGGCTATGAATATCCTTCAGCAGAAATCATTAATGATACAGCAGCCCATACTGGTCGATTTGGAAAAATGGTTGCTCTGCAAGATTTCCT